GGATAATTTTGTAGAACATAACTTTTTCGCAGAAGATGGGATAATCAGTAAGAATAATGATTTCATCAGATTAAGAAAATATAGCGTAGAGAAGTTGTCGGATGAGTTGCTATACAATATACGCATTGCAAGCTCTATCTACCCACAGAATAAGATGGAATTCGAAGAGCGAAGACTGTACATGGATAAGGCTATAGGAACGTGTTTTGCAATTCTTACGCAATATCAACGTATATTAAGACGTTTAAGGATTTCAGATGAGAAATATGCTTCATCCATCCTGGTGCTCTCACATATGATTAATAGTTTGAAAGCATGGAGAAAGTCAGACAACAAACTGAAAGATAAATTTAAATAACATAGGTTGAACGCTGTACGGCTTCTAATGCGGCTAATTCGAACAACAACGGTAACGCGAACTACAATACTGTTAGCAATGCCAATTACGTGGCTGGGATTAATGCTCACGGTTTATCGCACAGGTGATAGCGCAACGTGAGTGATAAGGAGTGTTCAACCTTCCAAAAAAGGTAAACAGATAAGACGATGAATCTTGTTACGACAAGTGATTCTATCAACGTCTTAATTTATATTATGATAGAAATAGAAGATATAACGACATTGGATAATCTTAATGAAGCTTTTTACGAGTGCGCTAGCGTGTGCAAATGGAAAGAATCAGTGCAGAGGTACACTTCAAATATGTTATTAAACAATATCCATCTACAAGAGGAACTGCGAAACGGAAGCTATAAGCTACTGCCAACTACAAATTTTAACCTTACAGAGAGAGGTAAGATAAGGAAAATAGAGGCTCCACAGATGCGAGATAGGATAGTGCAGAAAATCTTGATGAAAAACATATTACTGCCAAGGCTAACACCCAAACTTATATATGACAATTATGCAAGCCTTCACAAAAGAGGCACATCTATGGCCCGTGCACGTATCGATGTAATGTTAAGGAGATATATGAGACATCACGGTAATGATGGATATATACTTTTGATTGATATTCGAAAATACTTTGAAAATATTGACCATGAGATATTGAAATCCATGATACGAAAGGACATAGTGGGAGTGAGTGAAGATGTCTTTAAACTGATAGAGTATATTATTGATAATTCTTCTAAGGATTCTAAAGGATTGAATCTTGGTAGTGAGAATCCTCAGATATACGCAGTGTATTATCTTTACAGGCTTGATAACTTTATTAAGATTGTCAAGGGAATGAAATATTACGGAAGATACATGGATGATATGTATGTAATATCCGACAACAAAGAAGAGTTAAAGACGCTGCTTGCTGATATCAAAAGAATATTAGGTGAACTTGGCTTGGAAATCAACAAGCGTAAGACGCATATAGTTAAGTTATCTCACGGATTCACGTATTTGCAGACTAAATACAGCCTTGTAGGTAATAAGATTATAAAGAGACTTACGCCAAAGAAGATAATCCGTGAGAAGAGAAGATTGAAAGCTTTCAAGAGACTGGAAGATAAAGGAAGAATGAAGTGTATAGATATATTGAACTGTTATATGTCATGGCGAGGTTCATCGTTAAAATCATGCAGCTCATGTAACAAATCAATACGCTCAATAGATGCTTTGTACAAGCATCTTTTTGGTAATAAAAAACCGCCTAATCAGTCTGATGACAGCCGGAAACAATTAATCGTGAATATATACCAGTCTGCTTCGGCAGATGAATTAATGATGTCAAATAGAATAAATAACAATTTAAATTACAATTAATATGGATGATACTCAAGCTGCGAACGTGTTATATATGCATGAGCTTAATTTGGAATTGATAGGATATTTAAAGAATAAATACATAGTGATAATAGGCAAAGAAAACGACATGATAAGAGTTGAATTAGAATGACATAATATTTTTATAGCCGTTTTTTGTCCTTTCATATCCCTTGTATGATCCATACTTTTATTCAGTTTTTTAAGTAATAATTTAAACAAAGAATATGGATTATAAAAGCACCATAGCTAGTATGTTCACAGGGTTGTGTGCATATCTTGCGCCAATACATAGCTCACTATTGGCGTTGCTGATTGTATTTGGGATTAATTTTGCCGCAGGTTTGCTCGCGGATCTACTTAATGATAAGAGTTTCGACTTTAAAAAAGCATGGAGATTCATGTCCGAGTCAGCCGTGATCTTCACTCTTATCTGTGCAGTATATATTATAGGTCACATCAATGGTGATGATCTGGGTACGTTGAGATGTGTGTCTTATATCATCTATACTGCTTTCTATTTTTATGGAGTAAATATACTCCGAAATGCACTCACAATTATTCCACCTGAATGGACCGCTTATAAGGTTGTATCCTTTTTGTATTACATTATAAGTATTGAATTTATAAAAAAAGTACCGGGCTTGAGTAATTATCTCAAGAGGAAGGAGAGTAATCATGCAGCCTAGAGGATATCGTAATAATAATCCTGGTAATATAAGATTATCAAGAGACCACTGGAAGGGGTTAGCGGAAGAGCAAAATGATGACTCTTTCTTTCAATTCGAAACTATGGCCTACGGCTTTAGAGCAATGCTCAAGATTCTGCAAAATTACCATAAAAAACATGGTTGTCGAACAATATCTGATTATATAAGAAGATGGGCCCCGGCGAATGAGAATAACACGACTGCATATATTAAGAGTGTGTGCACCGCGCTGCAGGTCCCTTCTGATTTCATCCTGAATATTAACGACCGTTCAGTCATGATTCCTTTGGCTTATGCCATTGCTCGCCATGAGAATGGAGAGAAACCTATCATTAAGGACATAGAAGAAGGATGGGAGTTGCTATGATTAGATTTATCTTCATATTGATAATGCTTTGTCTTGTCGGATGCAAGACAAAGTATGTACCGGTCGAAACGAAAGTCACCGAGACTGTTGAATATCACGACACGACTGTAACAGAAAAGCTGGTGCCGTATAAAGAGAGTGTAGCTGTTAAGGATACAATATCGTTCCTATCTAATCCTTATGCCTATAGTGAGGCAAGGTGGAATAACGGAATATTGCATCATACTCTAGGAATATATCCTGAGGCTGTAATTATAATCAAGGTCCCTCAATATCTGGATCGTACCAGGATTATTGAGAATCCTCAGATTATAGAGGTAGAAAAAAAACTAAATAAATGGCAACAGCTTAAAGTTGATTACGGTGGCTATGCGTTTATTGTGATATGTGTAGCCGTTGTCTGGCTTATATATAAAAATCGCACTAAATAATTTTTTTTCATTTTGGTTTTACTGCCTGGCTTGTGATAAGTCGGGCAGTTTTTATGTTGTCTTACATATTTCCATCATAATTCTTCAGCTCCGGATGTGATATTAATTGCTCTTTCCTAACGTATTTATTCGTGGTCTGAACTGAGGCGTGTCTTGCCTGATCCTTAGCAATAGTTAATCCAACTTGATCTATGGTATCAGTTATTCCGGTATCCTTAAGACTGTAAAATTGATAACTGTCTGGCCACTTTAATACTTGCCTTACTCTACTCCATTCCTCTCTAAAAATACGGCTATCTGCTTTCTCAGCTGATGGGGTAAATCCTTTACCAAAGAGATAATAATTACCAGGAGAATCGAAGATCCTGGAATCAATCATCATAGCCAAGAGCTTGCTCGGCATGGTCACCTTAGCATCACGGCTATTCTTGCTTATTTCTTTTGCCACAAACATTGTCTGCTCTGATATGCTAATATCCTCAATTCTGATATTAGATAGCTCGTTCGGTCTTACAAGAGTGTAATAATGAGTCATACACGCCAGGAGGAAATGGGGATTCTTGTCGGTTAGATAATCGACTAATCGTTTAAGTTCTTCTTTATTCAGCGGTTTACGTTTTTTTTCAGCCTCTCTTAGGAATGTAATCCGCTCAGCTGAGTTATCATTGAGATAACCATTACTTTTCAGGTAGGTACAGAGTGACGATATCCACCGTAGATAATTATTCCTTGTCCTGGCACTATTATCTCTATCTATATATATGTGTTCCAAAAATCCCTCGATATAGCTCTGATCGAACTGATAGATATATACCATCTTCTCAACTAAAGATTCATTGTATTGTATGAGCTGCTTGAGCCTATTAAGATAATCAATCTTCGTTTTATCTTTTATCGCGCCATCTTTCCATAGCTTTTTTATATAGACTTCGTATCGATTAAGCGTGGCTGTTATGAGAGTAAATCCTTTCTTACCGGTATCTGCGATTAACGGGTTCCATCCCTGCTGTAGCTTGATTGCTACCTCCTGGCAAAACCTTGCTGCAGCATCATTACGTTCCTTCTTATTTGCAATGTGATTAAACTTTGTTCTAACTCTCTTGAGTCTGGGCTCTCCTTTTAAAATGCTATCTGGATCAAGCACATAAAAAAATACATAAGATTCTTTTTTGGACTTAACAAAGCGCGGGAGGCGGTACTTCTCCATTGCGCTTAAGGTGAGTTTATGATTATACAACATTTTTTTTACATTGTTAAGAATTACTCAGCAATGCAATATAGTTATACAATTGTTTTCTTGTCCCGATTTTGTCCCGGCTACTTTAAAAACTTAGAGATAACTACCTGATTATCAGATAATTATCTCTATTGTTGTTGCGGAGGCTCGATTCTCAACGGCCTCACTATACAACACTAAAGTACTGATAATCAATATATTACTTTGTTGATATTTTTTATTTTATGCCTTTTTTTTGCTTATTTTGTCCCGATTTTGTCCCGGTACAAGACAATATATAAGGTGCTAATTATTAGCACCTTATAACATAATTTTTCGGTTATTTTTCAGATAAAAAAGTTATTATACTAGCTATATCTGATAATTCTTTTGATACAATCTCCGTAGATTCTTGCATACATTTCCCTATTACCATTGATGCAGCATCAATGGATGCAACCTTCATCGTGGCACATATTAATTCTGGGTGAGCTGCAGCATATCCTTGTCCAAGTATGGAGTCAATATTATGGATGGCGGCATTGAGATGATTAAGAGCTGCAGCATCTCCATCATCACTAAGCTTCGCATAAGTCGCTGTAATTTTTTCCATTATTTCTCTTTCTTTGTTAAGGTTTCGATGGTTTTTTGCTGGCTTAAAACTGTGTCAGTCAATTTATTCATAATATCAAATAGTTCCGTTGGAACTACTATCCCCTTAGATCCTTTATCGCCATCTGATTTAATTGGATTAATATTCAACATTTGGCCCTGCCCGGTTAATAACCAGGTTAAGTTTAGTTCAGGAAAATTCAAGGCAATGCTTTCAACTTTGTCCGGCTGAATACTCTTTCTGATGGATGAAATAAAGGCATTAGATACTCCTATGATACGACAGAACTCACTCTTTGATAATTCTTTGTATCTCACATACTCTATAAGTCTCTCTTTAACAGCCATATACGTTAAGTCCTTTTATATATATCAATTTTTTTCGTCTTTTTATTCAAACTTTTGCCTTAAAAATTTGCTTTATCTCAAAGCATTGCTTTTATTTGCATTGTGTTACTTTAAATAACACGCTCAAATTTACGTAATAAGTACCGAATATTTAATCAATCACAAAAAAATTTAGATTTTATGACATTTTCAGACCACATGAATTCTTTACCTAATCTCAAAGTTGAACAGGTAAAAAAAATTGCTGAAATAACCAGCACATCTATAGTGGGCGTCTACCGATGGATTTCGGGCGAGGTCGTCCCTCCTATGGTTAAGAAAAAAATTATTGCCGATTTTTTAGGCATTAGTGTAGAAGAGCTATGGCCAACTAATCAAGAATAGTATGGGAGCTCAATCAAATGGAGTTGAATTCTACAATTCACCAGACAAACCGGCAATAATAATTCACGATTCTGAATCGTCAGACCGTGCCTTAAGCCAAGCGGATATCCAGTTGGTAAACGATATCCTGGATAATATCGAGGAGAGATACACTCCTGATACGATTAATAGTCTTAAGGAAGTCTACAGCCAATTCCAACGCAACCGTCTTTTTTTTAGATTCAAGATGGCCAACAGATTTTGCAAATGCAATTTTGGTTCTTTGGATATGCTCCATAAAGATATTGATAGACATGGGTTTTGGCACTTGGAAGAGGTTGCTTGTCCAATGAGAGGTGAATGTCCATATGAAGGCAAAATATGCAAACCGGTTGCAAATCATAAGCTCACAGAGCGGGAACAAGAAGTCGTGAAATATATTGCTCAAGGACTATCATCACAGGAAATTGCTGATACACTTTTTCTCTCTATTGCAACGGTTAACCATCACCGGGAAAATGCTAAGGTGAAGCTTGGATTACATTCAGTAACTCAACTTGCTTCTTATTATTACAGATATCTTAATACTTAATACCAATTAATATGAATAAAGCCATTTTTGCAGCGTGCTTCCTAATATTATTCGGAGCAGCTCTAGGATCTATGATCACTATGATGGTCATTCAATATTACAATTTAATATGAAAGCAATAAGCATAAAGCAGCCCTATGCGAGCTTAATCGTAAAGGGCATTAAGAATATAGAAAACAGGACATGGAAATGTCCTGAAAAGTATATCGGTAAGCGGATATTAATCCATGCAAGCGCCAGAGGTTATTCTAAAGTTGGCCTAACAGACCAACAAAAGGAAGCTGCCGTTGCTCTTTGGACTAAAACGCCTTTAAAAAGTCGCTATTTTGGTGCTATTATCGGTAGTGCCGTAATAGTTGATTGTGTTGAGAATCACCATAGCATATGGGCTGAAAAGGGCGTATGGAATTGGGTATTAGCTAATGCCGTAGAATTTGAACATCCTATACCTGCTAAGGGAAAGCTATCGTTTTGGGATGCTAAGTATTGGGATCAACAAAACATTGAGGATTTCAGACAATGGCTACAAGAAGATGGAATATCATATTTCAGACACATATTCGGATTAACCGGTTCTGTTACTCCTATACTTAACTTAAATATGAAAAAACGGGGATTACCAATTCACCCCATTCATTTTAGGGAGGGTATGCAAATTAGGAACTGGATGAGAAAGCATATTAATTGTGTTTCCGAATTGGATGCTTGTGTTCTTGATGATACATATAGCGATTTTATTTTGGATGCGTGTAATAAAAATGGATCCTTAACAAAAAAGAACTATTAAATACTAATTTGAATTATAAAATAATATTATGAGTAAACATCGTAGTGTAATAATTATAGCTCCACCTCTGTTCCTTGATGTCACAAGAAAAGAGTCCACTGTTTCGCCAGGACATCTATGCAGCCATTGTCACGGCAATGGCTGGACTTGGGGCGATGAAGTAAAAATTAAATGTAAGATATGCGAAGGTACCGGTCGGTTGGATGCTAATATTACAATTGAATGGAAACCATCTAATTCGAGTAAAGTATGATCACACAAAAATACATAATCAGTGTAGAGGTTTTTAACCTCTTACAATCCATTATCCAGGAAGAGCCTTTACCTGTCTCTGTTACACCAGGTAATCAATACAGAGACACTTCTGGTAATATTTACCAAAGTATACTTGTCGAAACTCCAATTCCCGAATTCTTCCAGAAGCTTCTCTTTAACTTGGAGATATCTGTCCTTAACCCAATTAAAAACTAAATTATGAGAAAGATAGGCATAGCAAATGGTTATAGATTAGGATATATTTTCGGTGAAGAGTGTATGACTTGGCCAGGGACCAGCTCACAGCTTTCGCTCCAGGAACTATATAATTCATTTACTCCTGCAGAAGCTGCAAGAATGATATATATTCCTTTACTGTTAACGAAGATCTCTTTTATATATATCTACGATATTATCGACTATTGTGTTGATAATAGACTTAAATTCAATAAAGAGGTAAGAGAGATTAAAACTCTAGTTGCGGAATATGATTATAAGACATTGAAAGATATACATCAGGAGAGCCGTGATAAGGTAGATGTATATAGTAATGATTTCTTTATCAATAACTCAACTCCTGACACATTCTATTTTTCTGTAGTAAACGAGCTAAAGAAGAATTTCCCTTCTCTGAATGGCTATCATCTTACTACTCTTCTAATTGAGTGTATTGCTCTGATCAATTACATAGAGAAGGTGGAACAGGCTTCTGATGCAATGCTAAGGGAGAGAACTCGCCGCCGTTTCACTATTCAAAATCCCGAAATTAAAATGATTAGGAAAGTCCTTTATTTGATGCTTGACAAATTAGAACTTGCACGCAGCTCCGCTAAAAGAGTAGCACTTGACAAGTCTATTACCCTAGCAGTTAGAATTGCTGCTCTTCAGATAGAACAGCTAGATATAATTCCAAAAGACTAAATTATGCACTTTACAAACGACGATATCAGACGTATTAAAGATGCCTCCAACGGGCATCTGTTAGAAGTGGTTCAAGATTTTAGAGAAGTCAGGAAATCCGGTGTGAGCTATGTATGTGACTGCCCTTCTTGTGGTGGGAGACATAAATTCTCTGTTAATCCTGCAAAGGATCTGTTTAATTGCTTTGCCTGCAACCAGCTTAAAGGCAGTGGAGCTACCGCCTATCTGACTAAGGTTGAAGGCAAAGGAATAACAGAGACGTGGGAATATCTTGCTAAGAAGTTCAATGTAATTCTAGATACCCCTGCTGTAACTACTAAGCCGGCGCCTAAAATGAAGAAGCAGTCTAAAGAGACCAAGGGTAATGATGCAGATTCTTACTGCTCACGAATGTTAGCAGCATCCGGATTGAATTATAAGGATGTAACTGCAAAATGCTATCGCAATAGCGACAATAGTAGCGTGTATGAGGCAAAGACGTTTCGCCCTGGTACTCTCGGCCCAAAAGGAGATATCACAACCGGTGATGACGTTATCATAGAGTATTACGATCTTAATGGATTCCCGGTCACATATATTCCATCCGATAAGCGCAATAAGGGTACTGCAGAACCTCAAGAGTATTTTCGTGTCAGATGGCAATTCCCGGAGTCACATCTGGACAAAGAGGGTAAACCGTATAAGTACCGTTCACCTCGTGGCTCCGGTACTCCGATATATATACCTCAGAGACTTCGTGAACTCTATCAGAAAGGAGCTGAGATACCTAGATTGTATATCCAGGAGGGCGAAAAGAAAGCAGAGAAAGCATGTAAACATGGTATCCCATCTATTGCAGTCTCAGGAATACAAAATCTTGGTTGTAATGGTAATCTTCCTGAGGATATTGTCAGGATCATTCAGTATTGCAAGGTTAAAGAAGTGGCTTTTATCTTCGATTCCGATTGGGATGATATATCCAATAATCTCAAAATTAATGATCAGGTAGAGAAACGTCCACGTAATTTCTTTTTCGCAGCTCGCAATTACAAGGAGTATATGCGATCTCTCAAGAATCGCAATATATACGTTGAGATATTCCTTGGTCATATCAAGAAGAATGATGCTGATGATAAGGGATTGGATGATCTTCTTGCTAATACACTCAGAGATAACGAGGATAAGCTTGCCAAAGATATTGAATTTGCTTGCAACGACAAAAAAGGGCAAGGAGAATACGTTGAGATGTTTAAGATCACCTCTCTGACTGATCATAAGCTACAAGAGCTATGGGGATTACATTCTCATGAAGTTTTCGCAGCACGCCACAAAGAGGTGTTATCAAATATGCCTGAGTTCCGTTTTGGTAATTCAACATGGAAATACGACGATACCGGCAAGATTGTATCTGCACAACCATTAGATGCCGACGAACAATTTTGGAATGTAGTAACTCGTTCCACTCGATCAGGAGAAGAGCGTACCGAATATGAATTCTGCTACGTTAACTCACAGATTTTCCTCCAAAACAAAGGCTTTGGACGATACAGAAGATTAGATAATACTTATCAATTCATTCATGTCGATTCTCCGGTCGTCAAGACCATAGAGGCGTCTGATGCAAGGGATTATTTATTTCAATTTGCCAAGCATAACTGCAATAAGGCAGTCAATGAAATGCTTATTAAGGGAGTATCTCAATATGTTGGCCCGGAGAAGTTAGCTCTGCTCGATTTTGTTGAACCTCACTTCCTGGATCCTAAAACAGACAGTCAGTATTTTTATTTTGCGAATACGACCTGGTTAGTGAGTGAAGATAGCGTGCATCAACAAGGATATGAGTCTATAACTCATAATATCTGGGCTGAGCAGAAGAGAAACTATTCTGCTGAATATATCGGCAAGCTTATCGAATTCGAACATGATGGTGAGAATTATTCTTATAAGCTGACTAAGGACGGGCAGAATTGCCACTTCCTTCAATTCCTTATTAATTGTTCAAACTTTACCTGGCGCAAAGCCGCAGGGGATATCACTCCGGAGGAGATTAATGAAAACAATATTCATCTTCTATCTAAGCTCTGCGCTATCGGTTTTATGTGCATGGAGGCAAAGGACAGCAACGTGGCCAGAGCTGTCATCGGGATGGACGGTAAACAGTCAGAGGTTGGAGAGAGTAATGGCCGTTCAGGTAAATCCCTGATCGGTGAGCTTATCCGTAACGTAATGCCGATAGCATATATATCAGGTAAAAAGACTGATATGTTCAATGATCAATTCGTATGGAACGATGTCCAGGAGAATACTAAGCTGGTATTCATCGACGACGTTCTGCAGAGCTTTAATTTTGAGTTCCTTTTCCCAAACATAACCGGGGATTGGAGTGTCAACTACAAAGGTGGCCGAAGAGTTACATTTCCATTTTTGCGCTCTCCAAAGCTCTACATCTCGACCAATCACGCTATCAAAGGAATGGAAGGTTCTTTTACTGATAGGCAATGGCTCCTGGCTTTCTCTGATTTTTACAACGAAACCCATAAACCAAAGGATGATTTTGGCTTACGTTTCTTTTCTGATTGGGAGTATGACCAATGGAATCTCTGTTGGAATCTTATCGCTAATTGTGTACAGTTATATCTACAATTCGGTGTAATCGAGGCACCGGGAGAGAGACTGGAGAGAAGAAAGTTACGTCAGTCGATGGGTGAGGTCTTTGTATCCTGGGCGGATGAATATTTTACTGACAACAAAGATCATCTTAACGCACGTATTCCACGCAAAGAGTTGTATGATGCTTTTTGTAATTATGATCCGGGTGTTAAGAAGTTCACAACGCCTACAGCGTTCAAGAAAAAGCTCCAGATGTTCACAGAATGGAAAGGGTATATCTTCAATCCTAAGAGATACGATCCAGTAACCGGTCAGCCTCTCGAGTACGACAAGGATGGCCGTCCTGTTGTTGACGATAAAGCAGGTGGTGTAGAGTACTTCACTATCTCTCCGGATTGGAACTCTCCTATAAGAGAAAAAAGAGATCCTATGAATCTTCCTAATGATAACGAACCTATAATCGACTTCTAATATGGCACGTACCCACAGAGAGATAGTAGATAAGCTACTGCTAGTATTTAACGAGCAGCCTGGCCGATTCACAGCATTTTATGATAAGATATATTTGCTGTTGACAGAACTCCAGGAAGGTCAATCGATTGTTGTCGATGCCATCTGTTCTAATGCGTCAAGAGAACTATTCCTCGATATTGTGGAGCTGTGTATTATCGAGGAGAGATACCATAAGCATATTAATGATGGAGTTCTGGATATGACGGATGATCAGAATGTAATCAGAAGGAGCTATTCTTCAAAACATTTTAAAAGTGGTAATTCACGTAGATAATTTAATAGATATGATAAAAAAGCAAAATAAAATCATAGTAGTCGTTTCGCCTGATGCAGATATCAGGCGAAAGCTCATTGCTAAGCTGGCCGTTAGATTTGGCTTGGCTACTCTTCCGTCTGACGCCGACAAACTAATTAAACCGGATATCGGAAATTATGATCTGTCGATAGTTTACCTGGTAACTTGTTTGTCTTACAATTTTCGAGGAGCAACAACAACTAATCAGCGGTTGTATGAATTGGCCGCACGAGGCATATGTATTATTGTAGGCGTTAAGTCTTTGCCTCGAGAATACGAGATAATAAGCGAAGCATATTATCCTTCGGATTTTAATTAAGGTCGTTGTCTCAACGACCTTTTCCTTTTCCCCTTGTACCCCTTTCATTCGTAACCATAATTTAGTGCAAACGTGCGTGAGAAGTGGGGAGAATCTTTCAGTTTTGGGAGGAGCTATATTATTTTTTTATTATTTTTTCTTATTATAAAAATACCCTTTAAAAAAATGAATAAATTTTTGTGCAATCGTGCAGATTGCATTTTTTTTCATTTAATATTCTGAATATAAAAAAGTTACGTTTGCACGATTTTTGTACAAAATTGTACTTCTTGTACTTTTTTAGTTCAAAATGGCATTTGTACACAATAGGTATTTTCTGTACTACTTTTTGTACGTTTTTGTACAGATGTAAACTACTAATAATCAATTATATATACATTTTGAAAAATCCATTTGTACAGTTGTACAAAAAAAAAGCGGATTTTTAGCAGGGTATAGTTTTAACTTTATTTATGATGTTAATTTGTTACTTTATTTTTGACTAAAGCGTTGTATATTAGTTAATTTATTACTATATTTAATGTACGAAATTTTAAAAAATAAGCTATGAGACCATCCATTACGATTAATATTGAGCCGATGCTACAAGATTTTTTGTACCATGAGTTCGGTGCATGTGCAGACGAAGGTATAGAGATTAGTGCGTGCAACGAGATAGGCAGATACATTCAATCAATGATCACTGTCGCTGATAGGCCACCTAAACAAGAGATTAAAGATAATCCAATGACAATATACCTCCCAGTGAGGTCGTGGAATCACTTTATCTTCCGTGAAAACTTTATCTATGTTCCGGAGTGGAAGCAAGAAATGATCCGGAGTTTTGTAAAAGCATCGTTTCGGCTTAAACTCCGTGAATTTTTTCTTACCGGCTACGAAAAAGGATTCAGTCAGGACCAGCTTATTAAGTCTTTTCTCTCTGCCTACAATATCAAGAGAAATGCGATATCATATGATGCCGTCAAAAAGTGCGATTACAGGAATCGTAGTAAAATAATTGAAGAAGTAAAAAACGAAGTACAACTTTCTTTGTTTTAATCCTTTTTAACGTGTTAATTCTTAACCTTTTAAGTGGTTTTTGTTAAACAAAAAAGTTAAATATTATGGATAAAATTGCAAGTATTTATAAAGCGGAATTTTGTAGCAGGCAAACCTGCGAAATTCATTCCTTTTTTCCTTCTATAGATTTATTTTCAGACAAATCTAAAGTCGTTCCTATACACTCTTCTTCATTTGATTTTTCCGAGAAGAGAGATTCTCCAGGAAATATGGTTGAAGTAGAGCTTAAGATTAAGATAACAGATATTACCACCACAATATCTAATATGGAAGGTCTTGAAGGTCTTATAGCTTTATATTATACTAATGGTTCTGTTAAGATTCTTGGATCATTTTGGAGGCCTATTGTTTTTTCATTAGAGAAAGGAGGACTACCAGAGGTTACATATCTTGTTTATAAAAGTCTTCAACCATTCTTTTCTCAATCATTCGATACATAATTAGTCCTTTTATAGGTTGTATTCTGAATTTACATTTGCTTAATAAAATGTATTCCTATGATAAATTCAGAATTACTACACGCAATCATGCGTGGCTCATGGTTTATTTCAGTAGCCGAAGCTGATAATGCAGCTCTTCTGATTTCTAAAATCCTCGATAGAGATTCTTCTGTATTCTCTCATGAGATTTTCTCCGAAAATCATCCACTCAAATATATGATATCAGCATCATCCAAAAATGATGATGCTGGTAACTCTTTTGCTGCAGCTCCTGAAGATTCAGTTGCTCTTATCGAGCTAAGAGGTACCATGACGAAAAACGGCACGTTGTGTAATTATGGTACAGCCGAAACCGCTGCTGCAATTCGCGCTGCTGCTGACGCAGAGAATATCAGTGGGATACTACTATGTATCGACTCGGGCGGTGGCACTGTTGATGCTATCGCCCCTATTACGTCTGCTCTTGAATATCTTCGTTCTTGTGGCAAGTCATCAGTAGCCTATGTAGATTTATGTTGCTCGGCTGCATATTATGCAGCTATCTATTGCGATGAGATTATAGCTTCTAACTCTATCTCTGCTGAGGTGGGAAGTATTGGAGTTATGATGTCATTCATGGACTACGCCAAATACTATGAGGAGAAAGGCATCAAGGAAGTACGTCTCTACTCTTCATTATCCACTTATAAAAATGCTCCATATGAGGCAGCAAAAAAAGGTGAGTATGATCTAATCAAGAGTGAGATGCTAGACCCACTCGCTTTGAATTTTCAAGAGGCTGTTAAAAAACGTCGTCCATCTCTCAATATTGAAGAGAAGGGAATTCTCAACGGTAGGACATTCTTCGCTGAGAAAGCAAAAGAAGTCGGCCTTATTGATGGTATAACCACTCAATCAGCTGCAATAGCTAGAGTCAGAGCAATACACAATGATATGTGTGTAACCAAATATATTAATTCTAAAAAGTAAAGTAATGTTCAAAGTAGTATTACAAACAGTATTAGGTTTCCTTGGTATTCAAGCTTTTGCGAAAAGTCATGACGGAAAATTCGTTATGACCTCAGATCAAGAGCAGAAAATCAAAGAGAAATATGGCGATATCTTTATCGCGGAATTCAAGAAAGATCTTGAATCTTTCGACGGTAATATTGAAGCTGCCGTCGATGATCCTCAGCAAGAAGCTGCAGATGCTAGAGCGTTAATCGAAGCTCGCGCGAAAATTGATGCTCTTGAAAAAGAGAAAGAAAACTTCCAGGCACAAATCGATGCCCTAAGTAAAGAATCAGTTCAAGAGACTGTTCAGGCTGTTGAGACAGAAAAAATAGGTAAGACTATGTACAAACCGGATCTGAAACTTGGTATTAACCAGGCAATCGACGCGCAATTCTATGGTCGCCCAGATGCATCTGCTTACTCAGGTGATACTACTATCACTACTCAAGAGCTCCAGAATGAATTCGGTCGCTATGTATCTGCTCAGAAGATGGATATATTCCGTTCTCTGTTGGGAACAACATCTTCATTGGATTATATGAGTACTATGATTACAGATAAATCTGAAGTGAGAGCTTCTCAAGCAAACATCACATCAGTACTTCAATCATTCGTACCTCAGTGGACCGCAAAAGGCACCAGCTCTTTCACTCCATTGACCATCAAGCAATTTATCATGAAGATAAATGTGGGAATCATTCCTTCTGATATTATTGATGATGTGCTTGGCTATCTCTACGATGAGAAACTAGAGCCTAAGGATATGCCTATCGTTAGGTATATAGTTGAGCAACTTATCAAGCCAAAGCTTGATGCAGAGCGCGAAATTGCTTTCGCAAAAGGTCGTTATGTTGAGCCAAAGAAAGATGCTAATGGTAACTATATTGCATCAGAGGCCCTTGAGGTTTGTGATGGTTATCTTACTCAGTTGTGCGATTTGAAGAAAGCCGGTGATACTAAGATCCATTGGTTGTTACCAGCGGTTACTGCTCTGGGTACCGGTGAAACATTATTAGATCAGGTAGACGCAGCAGTGGATGCTGTTACTCCTGAATATAAGGGGTTAAAGCTTACTATTCACGCTGATCCTGATGTTGTTCTCAATTATGCTCGTGCTTACAGAGATAAATATCCTACCACTAAGAACGAGGACGGCAAAAAGATTAAAGTAGACTACACAAATTTCACTTTTGCTGAATTGGAAGGTATGCGTGGTACTGGAGCTTTCTTCATCACTCCTCAAACTAACTTCCGCCATCTTATGAGTCGTAATCCTAAGGATATGCAACTTCGTATGGCAACTCAGGATTATATTGCTAAAGTATTCGGCGAATGGCGTGAGGGAGTTGGCTTCTGGATTAAGGAGGCAATATTCGCATATTTGCCTGTTGCTTTGGTTGCTGAGCTTTCTCCAACAGGTAGTACAGGCAGTACAGGTGGACTTTAATATAAGGAGGTAATAATATGTTAGGTATATCAGTTAAAAAAGCGTCCGATAATGCAGGACGCCCTCTAGGCAAAAAAAGTTACGTAATCCTCTTCGATTACGATGACGTTGCAACGTTCACAAAGGATGCTAAAGGCGTTTTATTGACCGCATTTTCACTTGCTCAAGGAAAAACTCCTATTGGAGTATATGCTACTGACTCATCCGTGAAGCCTACATCTTCTATTGAAGGTGAAGATGATGCTCGTGGTTACATTCATAAGTTATCTTATGAACACCCAGGCACTCCGTTGGAATACGATGAGCTAATGAACAGTCTAGCCAATAAAAATATTGGCGCGATCGTGATATCTTGCGGAAATCCAAACGCTAAGATCTTAGGTACTCCATGTACTCCTCTTCATGTGACCAAGGATGATTCTGAGGATAGTAAGGATAACAACAAGAACTCTGTTGAGCTCTCTTCTTCTCTGCGTTCCGGTCCAATTGGTAGAATACCTTTAAGCCTAATACCGGCGACCGATGATAATATCATCAATGCTGCGTTAGGCTTACCTGCAGCCCCGGCAGGTAGTGCTGGTAATACAGGCCTTTAATATATAATAGCAGCCGATTAATTTCGGCTGCTTTAACTTAAAAATTCAGTTATGAAAAAGAACACTACAGTAGATCAAGAACAAGCTGTTGAACAAACAGAAGAACAAACTGTTCAAAAAACTGACAATGCTCCTTCTAATGGTGAGGAGAAAGCAGCTGATGTGGTAATTATACCGGAACCTCCAGCAACGAGATATCCTGGAATATCAGTGGTTATTCCATATAGAGCTGATGAAGCCAACGGACAAGAGTTACGTTTTGCGTTAAGAAGCTTTGAAAAGAATTTTAAAGAGCCTTTCCATGTCGTTGTTATCGGAGATAAAGAAGATTGGTTTGATGAAGAAAATATTCTTCATATTCCATTTGATTCTAAGGATGATAATCCTCAGGTTAATCTTATTGAGATTCTTAAGATAGCTATAGCTGATGAACGAGTAACAGAGACATTCATCTGGTCGAACGATGATATCTATCTTCTCAACGAGATTACTACTGCTCATATAGCAATTCCTAAGGCTCTCGGAAACTTTGAGCCAGAGAAATATAACGGCCACTACAAGAGCAATATGCTTAATACTATTGCTTTGTTGGCTGAACAAGACTTACCACCGGTTAATTATGGCACTCATACTCCTTTCTTTTTTGAAAAATCAAAGCTTCAGGAAATGTTTGAAAAGTTTCCTGAAGCTCTCAAAGGAGATTGTTTGTTTGAGTCGTTGTATTATGCCGGACAGTTCCCTATTATCTTGGATTGGTTGAATGATAATTGGCTATTGCCTATTATATCATCGAATCCTGATCCAATACAGCTGCAATCATTCTCAGAGAAGAAATTCTTCCTGAATAATAATCCTAGGAGTTACTCTCCTACTCTTGAGAAATTTTTGTATGAAAGATTCCCAGAGATGTCAAGATTTGAAATCGAAAGCCGTTGATTGGCTGAATAACAAAGACACAAAAGGCGGTGTGATGCTTCTCCATGAGGCAGGAGCATCGCCTTTTGCTATTGCTATTGTCAATATTAAGCCTGAATATAACCTGAAATTCATTGAGAATTTTCTTAGATCTAAGTTAGATCTTCGTTCGGATCAGTCTGATTTTAAAGGTAAATCCTTTCGTGAAGAGTTCTCTTTTTTGAACTCATCAGACTGTCCGTTAGAGTTGGAAGCTTTGGCTTCAAGGAAGTTCGCGAGGTATCATACATATTCGGCTTTACATAAGGCCTTAAGGAATTGCACATCTCTATCTGAATCCGCTAAAACGTGCCATCAGCTAATTGAGAGCTACCTGGATAATCGGGCGATATGGAAAGAGCTCAAGTGGTACCAGGAACATCACTCAATACTTGGTAAGCATCCTATATTCGCTGAATATGCCAGGCGAAACAACCTGAAGACTAAATCAGTCAAGGATCTTATGATTAGGAAACGTCAGGTAGAGATGAATATTTGGAGAGTACATAACGAGATTGCTCGAGGTGATAAGCCTTATCTTCTTGCTGTGAGAAAAGCGAGATTAGAGGGTTACGAAAAGGAATTGGAAGATATTAACCGGTTAATAGGATGAATCAATACTTTGATTTAAAGGATATTCTGCACGAGGTGCGTCAGTCTAAGATGTACTCTGAGCAGTTTGAGAGAGTTCAGACATTCAAGCTCAACTCTCTCAAAGAACTATGCGGAAGATTACCTGTTGATAATGAGATTTTTTTTCTTGAGACACGGAAGAGCTTTACCGCATTTACCTTCATCGTATATGTAATAAAAGCGTGTGGCTACGTCAAGAATCTTTTTGTAGCAACATATTCTACTAATATAAGAATTATCAATGCAATTCTCAAGTGGAAGAGCAAAGGCCTTATAGGCACAATTCACTTCCACGTATCTGAGACATTGAAATTCCGTATGCCGGAAATATTCGCTCGCCTGGTTGAATTGGCTAAAGATGGAGTGATCACTCTAACTTATGCCTGGACCCACAAAAAAGTAGCGTGTCTTGAGACTGAAAATGGCTGTTATGTCATTGAGGGCAGTGGTAATTATGGCGAAAATGCTCTTGAAGAGCAATATGTTTTTCTAAAATCAAAGAAAGTATATGAGTTCAGGATCGGCAATTAACAAATGGAGTGAACGCCCGACATGGTTTGGCAAAATCGATGTCGATGAGTATGAAAAGCTGGCTTCTCTTGGATATACTCCTAAGCAGTTAGCCATGTACTATGATATTGATGAGAACGAATTTATGTGGTATTATACCCTTATCGGATCTCCTCTAAAATATCATTATGATAGAGGTGTTCTTCTTCAAACGGCAAAAGAGGGCATAACAATGACTGATGCTGCAGCTAAGGGAGATAACGTCAATATGGTATCTCGCCTGGATAAGCTCCGCCAAAATATAGAGTTCAAGAATAATGTGTCTAAGGTGTTTTTTGATGATATAGGATAATATGTTTCAGAAGAGTTTTTACAACGAATTACAAGATTACATCCAATCCGGGTGCGATTATACTCTTTCTCCGGATGCTCAGGAGTATTACAACGCCCTGTATGCTATTATCGGTGTCAACAGGAAATATGGTAAAGATAATGCCATTAATCTTCTTATGCATGAGCCATTTAATTGTACCAGGTCAAAAGCTCGGCAGATGTATAATGAAGCTATAAATCTATTCTTTGCTGACGATACCATCGAAAATAATGCTCACCGAAATATGATTTATGAGAATCTTCTGAAAGCTGCTCAATCGGTGCTGATGTCAGCGCGCAATAGTAAGGACATGGAGATATATGGTAATCTGCAGACCCAGGCCTTTAAAGTAAAACAACTCGATAAGCAGGATCCTGAAAAACGTAAGGATATAAACGATAAAGAAATCAAGATCTATTCTCTTGAATCTTCTGCGGTTGGTATTCCGGATATTGATAGAAACGAGTTGGCTGCTCAGATCGATTCTATTGAAGATATTCCGGAGAAAGAGCGCACACGTCTTAAGAGGGACGCTATGGTTGAAGAGATTAGCTTCGAGGAGGTATTAGATGACACGGAAGAAAAAACTGAAAATTACTGATGAGAACGTCGAGCTGCGCTATTCTAATTGGATGGCTCAGTGCTTGGCTATAATGATGCCATGGTCGCTCTACTGGGTAGCCGGACGTGCATCCGCTAAGACAGTACAGGTGCTATCTGAAAGGGTACAATGTGCAGTTAAGGACTGCCCCGGTGCTCCTTTCGTTTGGGTGGCTGATACCTATTCCGATTTGCATAAGAACATTATCCCGTCTCTTATAGATGGATTATCTCTACTCGGATGGGATTATGGTACTCACTATGTAATCAATGAGGAGCCACCGGCTGAATGGAAGGACAGAATGTATAACAAATATGCTGACTGGAAACAAACGATGGTATTCTATACCGGCTTTAACTTTACCTTCGTTTCTCTCGATAGAATGTCAATCGGTGCCGGCCGTTCATATGTTGGTATATTTGGTGACGAGGTTAAGTACTTTACAGAAGAGAAATTTTCCAACCTGTTAAAAGCTGTTCGTGGCTTCTATGCCAGGTATGGCGCGAGTGAATGGTATCGAAGTAGAACTCTTACTACAGATATGCCTAACCCTAATCATCTGGGCGAATATGATTGGGTGCTCAAATATTCAAAGCAGAATAACAAGCAGAAGATCATGCTTTTATTAAAGGTCGGTTTCGTTTATAATGACTGCAAGAAAACATATGCTGCACATAAACAGAAGTATGAGCAGCTGAGAGTGGAGCAGCGTCAAGATAGCACGCTATCTGAGCAGCTCGATAAGGCAGGCAAGGCTATGGCTCTTGCAGAACGTAATATGAATAGATGGAGGGAGAGATGGGTTAAGGCCAGGAAAGGAGTATCTCTGTTCTTAATCTCATCTACATATGTAAACGCTGATGTACTGGGCCTTGATTGGTTCTCTGATGAATTGGCTGAGAACCTGGAAGGATTGAACTGTAATATACTGTCTATCATTCCAAAGCTCGAGGCATCTGTTGTATTCTATCCTAATTTGAGTATTAAGCATTTCTTTGCTGATGGCTATCTCAATGAGGTGATATCTACTCACCCATACGGATGGAATGAGGATTGCTCAGCACTCAGGTACCTGGACACACAACAACCATTAGAGGCTGGCATGGATAGTGGTAATATGTTATCAATGGTATTCGGGCAAAGGAAGATAGGCACGTATCGTGTACTCAAGGAGTTATATACACTTCCACCTAACACAACACGTGAGTTGGCTGATGCTTTCCTGAGTTACTTTGCTCCTCATAAGAAGAAGATACTCAAACTCTATTATGACCGCAGTATGAACAACTACAAGAAGGTCAAGGCTGACATGGCATCCCTCATTAAGAAGAATATAGAGAGCTATGCAGATGGCACTCGCACAGGTTGGCAGGTTCAACTGATGTCAATAGGCCAGGGCAACATCGGTTCTAATACTGAGTATAGATTCATGACTGATCTCCTTAGTGGTAATCTACAGCGTAAGCTCTTCAATATAAGCTTTGATCAGTTCAACTGTAAGAATCTTAAGAGTGAGATGGAGGTTACTAAGACTAAGATCGTTACCACAAAGGAAGGCAGCTCTATGGTTGTAAAAGAGAAGACAGGCGATAAGCTACCGATCGCACGGTTACCTAAAGAGTCTACTAACTTAACGGATGCTCTGAAGTATCTCCTAATGCGTAAGGAGTGGCTTCGTGTCTGGAACTCAAGGAGCTCAGTGTCCGGCATAATGCATTAATATAATCTCTCTGTAGTGGTGGGAGTCTTGTTACTTAGGTGGCAAGACTCCCTTTCTTTATGTGGCATCTTGTCGATTCTGTAATGAATTTTCATCACATTTCCCCCTCAAAAAACGTTTGCAATTGCAATAAGACAGAGGCGCGTGTCGGGCATTTGTTGCATTAAAACTTCGTTTTAATAATTCCTTATATACTTAATCATGTAAAAATCAACACTTTAACTTAAATTATCTAAATCAAACATTTAAAAAGTCGCCCCGTTTTTTTTGAAATTCTGCTTTTTTGATGCCTGGCTTGTGATAAGTCGGGCAGTTTTTATGTTGTCAAACATATAAATAAATGTTGCAATATATTGCAACATACAAAATAAAGTTATATATTTGTATAAACAATTAGATGAGCGGTGCAGCTCAATAAACTCTGCAAAAAATTATGAAAGCATTAAATTTAACAGGCGTTTGTCAAGAACAGATTAATTTAGTTTCTGAATTTATCAACAATAACGGAATTGAGTGTAAGACAACAGATGATGAAAATGTATTCGTCCTCAGTGATGAAGATGCAGTTAAGATAGAGGATGAACCTTCATTCGAGTGGTTCGATTTCGCGATCAAACCACTAACTTACGATGTCGTTTTTGACGACGAAAGTGCTAGCAATTCCAAGGATTTTGGGTATTCACTAGAAGAATGTAAGAATTACATTAAAATGTATAACGGCACAAATGAGAGCTACTTTGAAAATTTCAAAGGAGGTACAGTCTCTATTGTATGCAACGAAACAGGTGAATATGTGTATAACGAAACAATTCGATGATGAAAACACTAGAAGAATTAAGAGATTATATTAACTCCCACGAAAATTGGGAGTTAATAGTCAACGAAATTATTGAACAAAATGGCTGGATAGATGATTGCGGCGAAACCTATGGTATTTGCCACGACGAGAAAAGGAAATTGCAGTTTAATTCCAATATGGAAGCCGAAATCGTTAGTAATAACGATCGTGAAAGAATTGGGAGCCAAATCAAAGCAATTCGTGAAAACAAAGGATTAACTCAGCAGAAACTTGCTGATATGTCCGGGAAACAGAAGTCTACCATATCTAAAATAGAGAGTGGAAAATTCAATCCCTCTATAGACCTATTAAGTGATATCTTGATCCATCTCGATAGTAAGCTTATTATCACTAAAAATTAACGCATTTGTCCGAAAGGATATTTTTATTATGATTTATTTTTAAAGCCTCTGCCTGTGAAGATGGAGGCTTTTCTTACATACTTCCATCATAATTTTTAAGCTCCGGATGTGATATTAAGATTATAGACCATTTAATATTCACGGATTCTACATATTACAGCTATGCCGATGAAGCCAAAATATAAAATTATATGTGCATAAGATTAAAATCTTATGCACATATAAAAATTTTCACCCGACCTGTGGTCGTTTCTCTTCCATAGGTCGGGCGGTGTTGGTATTTTTTTGTTTGTAAAATTGGATTTTTTGTTTTTTTTACTGAATATTTATAAGTGATAAACTTTAAAAAATATAAGATGAAAAAATTAATTTACTTTTTCCCTTCTTTTTTTTTGTTACAATCATGTGGAATCTCTGATGATGGGGTACCATGCATAACACCATTAGGCTGGTTTATTATTGTAGCAATACTCGTTTTTATTTTCTTTGTTGGCCGTAATCAGTCTAAAAAAGTTGAAGCTACTAAAAAAGAAATGGCACGTGATAATCTGGATTTCGATCAATTTACTAATCTTGGAACTTATGCTGGAGGGCATCCGGATATTAATGACTCAATAGAAAATATTTCGATTAAGAACGAAGGCAATGTTTTTAGACTTTATATAGTTTCCCCTTTGCATGATAAAGTGCCAGAGCTTATTCCATCTTCTGAAATACCTATTAACGATATCAATGACATAACAATAGAAGATGCCTCGAGTATCGAAAAAAAAATAACCGTTGGGCGAATCTTCCTGGTAGGTATATTTGCTCTTGGATGGAGAAAGAAAAAGAAAGAAGAATTATCATTCTTAGTTATAGATTGGAAGAAAGGAAAATTCAATCATTCCACCATCTTCTCATTTACTGGAAAAGATTCATTTACAGCTGCAAACATAGCTAGAAATAAATTGATTTCTTTTTGCGAATAAGTAGCTTTTTCCTTTGTACTCTCAAATTTTATTCCAATATTTGCAGAGTCAAACATCAGTGAATGTCATTCACTTCGCGGAGCGCGGTTAATGCTCAAAAGAAATTTCGGGCTTTTTTTATGCCCTAACTTAATGATATAGGCGGCTGCCTTTCCTTTTGTATTTTTGCTCTTTGGAGTGGACTTACTGATGTTTGACGACAAGGGAAACGGCGGCCGTTCTTTTTGTCTAATATTGCCGAAACGTCAAACATCAGTAATTATGAAAGCTCAAATTTCAATCGTTGCTCACGACATTAATGTCGGCAGCAAAAAATCATTTTCTTTTCTTCGCTGGCTATCTTCAGAGAATGCATTCTTCACTTCAATCATGGAGGAGAATATTACTAATCGCCAGTTCCTTCTCATATTTAATCTCATGGTTTCATTTATGATCTTAATAGGCTGCACTTTCGTCAGCACTATTCCTGCTTTGATATCTCTTACATACTTCATTATTTCTATTCGCCTCTGTCGGAAAGGAGGTTTAAAATGAAACGCTATTATGTAGAAGTAAGAGTTTATAGATCAGTTAATAAACTTGGCCAGGAATTACAAAATTATGTAGCTGATAAATATGACAGATGCATAATTGATTCTGATACTAATTTAGACGGTATGATTGCCGATATACAGAACCAAATGGTTTCCTTAAGCCAAAATTATAATAGGATGAAACCTGTTAAGCTTATGAAACAAAAGATTGAGGATGGCTATTGGGTAGGCGTCAGACCTGAGAATGTGTTTAACGACAACTATGTATTTATAATGACGGTTACAGCAATTCGCAAAACCTATGCAGTTGGCACGATCAAGAAGGTCGGTTTCGTTTATAATGACTGATGATGAATTTACAATAATTCATTGCACAATAGTAGGCAGTGAGAACAGAGGCGACGAAGAGAATTATAATCTTGTTCTCAATAAAATCAACGCAGAGAACAATGGATTGTCATTTGATGAGATTGTTAGGCTTAGGAATTTCCTGGACAGATATATTACATCAAAGAAAGGAGGTAAAAAATGATAGTACTATTATATGAGATTGACACAGATGATGCATCGGCAGCTCTTAATATTGCCTCAGAAATAGAGAGTAAAATGGGAATTCAGCCAAAAACTATAGTACTGCCGGATGGTCGTCACATCAGATATAACCGGGCTGATACCAAAGCTCTTAAAAATCAGCAAAAGACGATTGACAAATATATATCCGAGAATCTTACTCATGGCTACTAAATTTAAAAAGGCACTCCGAAAGGGTGCCTTTTTGTCCTTTATTGTGGTTTCTGTGTTTATTATTTTTGACTATGCAAAAAACTATAATATGGTTAGCCAAGAGAGTAAAGATTTAAAACTGCTGTTTATAGAAGAGGAATTGTCTCAGCACGGCGAATGGCTGTGCGATATTTTACAGCAGGAAATTGAAAAAAAGAGATTAAAAGACTCCGGAGCATTGCTCAACAGTCTTAATTACTCCAGCTCCAAATCAGGGAATAATCCTGGTCTGAGGGTTAACTTTATGAGTTATGGCCGTGCTATTGATATTAACGCCTACAAAAAAAATAGGCACTCTGTCGATGTTAACCGAGAAATATGGGGTATGAAAGAAAACCGCCGAAAACAAAGAAAATCATCGAATTGGTATGCTATCAATATGTATGGCGGTCTGAATAAGCTCATATCAAGGATTATGTATGGCTTAACTGATGAAGAAATTGCTCGATTAAAGGGAATATTAAGTAACAGAAAAAATATATCAGTATGAATGATGTTAAAAAAGTAGGGCCATTCCACATGGCAGAGACATCGGTTGGCACATATGCCATCCAATTTGGTTCAGGAGATACACTCCCATCATGGGCGTTCTCTCCTCAGTCCTGGGATGGAGAGCCTACTACTGTAGCAGGAGTTAAGATTGTGCCTTGGGGTATAGATAATAATATGCCGGTATTCGTTCGCAATCTTCTCGAAGAAAATAATCTTGCACCTGGTATTTTAGAAAGGAAAACAGGTCTTATCTATGGTCAGGGACCAATGCTCTACACTGTAGCCGTCGAGAATAACGAACGTATACAGAAATGGATCGTTGACCAGGAGATACAGAACTGGCTCGACTCATGGGATTATAAGAGATATATCCGTGATTGCTTGGTAGAATTCAACAATATGAAGGGAATCTTCGTTAAATACTACTCGGGTAAGGCTATCCGTCTCGGCAAACCATGGATATCTAAGCTTGAGTGTGTTCCATCAACAGACAGTCGCCTGGTATGGCCGGATAATGACAGTAGAAGATTGGATGACGTTAAGAGAATTATGATTGGTGATTTCGTGGGCTATAATAGCGAATTTCGCCTGTATCCTGTGTTCGATAAGTGGAATCCTACTCGTTCTGAAGTGTCTATGAAGTACCATTCTATGAGCTCTTTCGGCCGTAATATGTATTCTCTATCATCTTTCTTTGGCTCTGTGCCTTGGATGCAAGATGCTAATAGCTTGCCTCAGATAATCTCTTATCTGAATAACAATATGATAGCAGCTGCTTATATTGTTCACGAGCCTATTGCATATTGGAACCAAAAGGAAGAGGTGCTCAGGAGTATTCATCCTGACTTTTCTGACGCTGCCATTAATGCCGAGATCGCTAAGCTCCAAGAAGATATTTCACGACAAATAGCTGATGTTATGGCCGGGAAAAGAAATGCAGGTAAATTTTTTACATGTATAGATCTTACAGACGAAAACGGGAATGTCTGCTCATGGAAGATTGAACCTATCGAGATGAACATCGATAAGTACATCGAAGCTCTATCTAAGATATCTCGCATCGCTGATTCTTCCACTACTTCCGGACTAGGCCTAAATCCTGCCTTAGCCAATATCATCATTGACGGAAAGGGAGATTCAGGTTCTCAGATGCTATATGCTCTTAAGCTCTTCTATGGTGCCGATACTCAGATACCTGAAGATATCTGTTTAGAGGCGATTAACGATGCTATCCGGATTAACTTTCCTAATAAGAAAGGCATTTTCTTGGGTATGTACCGTAAAGTGATAAATAAAGAAGATAACGTAAGTGCTTCTGATAGAGCAACTAATCAAGTATAATTATGAAACAAATAGAATTCCCGACCTGTTGGGAGGAGGTGAAACCTCAAGAGTTTATTTACGTGCTCAAATTGCGCCAGTATCTTATAGATAGACCTGGCATCTCCTTGACTGACATTAAACTCAAATGGTGCGATTATGTTCTTTCTAACCGGGGAGCCAAAAGAAAAAATGATCAGAGATATCTCATACTCGCTCAACTCGCAGAGACACTCTCCTGGCAATGGAAAGTCACTGATAACCTGATAGAACTGACTTATGATTCAACTGTTAATCTAATCCCTAAAGTAGGAAAGTATGTTGGCCCAAAATCACATGGAGCTGACTTGACTTTCTTTCAATTTAGAAAAGGGATTACCCTTGCTCTGGAATATGATGCAACCTCTGACCCTGAATGCTTGGTTCAGTTAGCAGCTCTTCTATATCCAGGCAGCCAAGGCCGTTTCCAAAGATATATTTTATTCGGTATATATGCCTGGTTTGCATACTTCACTCAATTTGTGTTTTCAGGTACCTTCATTATTGAGAGTAAAGAGGTTTGTTTTGCTCCACTATTCGAGTCTAGTGAAGAAGAAAAGGAGGATAATATGGGATTATCCGGTATTCTATTCAGCGTTGCCGAGAGTGGAGTATTCGGTACCGCTACCGACGTTGACAAGATAGAGGTACTCCAGATATTATTGAAGATGTTAAACGACAAACAGCAAGCTGATTATCTTGCAGAAAGGATGAGCCATGATACTAAATAAAGATGATAAGGGTGCCTCTGAATTGAGAGCCCTTACAGGAAATTACGCTGCGAACAATAAATTTAGCAAAATCGAAGGAGATGTAAAGATAGCATCTTCTGAGGTCGCTAATATTATAGGCCAAACTCTTTTTAACAAAGTTGAAGCTGATTATCTTCAAGGCAACGCAAACGAACTTATCGAGATGATCCAACGACCAATCGCATATATGGCATGCTTACGATTCTTCAAAAAGAATGATCTATCCCATGAGGATGATGGACGTAAATTTAAATTAGCTTCTGACACCACAGAAAAGTTACCATGGGAATGGCAGCTTGATAGAGACGACTCTATTATGCTTGATAATTATTATGAATCTATCGAGATATTACTAAGGCACCTTATCACAACCGGGAATGAGGATTATAAGCTATCCAATAGCTATAAATTATCTTCAGGATTGCTCATTAAATCAGGACAACAGTTCAATGAGTACTTCTCTATTCAACGTAGTGAACGTATGTATATTGTATTGTTACCTACAATTCGTGAAGCTCAGATGAAGTTAATTGCTCCATCTTATGGTACCGGCTTTAATGCTTTGATTGAAGAGAATCAGGTACCTGAATCAGATGTTCACTTTGCAGCGTGCAAAGCTACAGCTCTACTCGCGATGTCCATTGCTCTGAATCGTGGTCCTATACAGCTTATTCCGTCAGCCGTAATTCGTGGTTATATGGCTGAAAATGGGGCCGCAAACAGCTCTCCTGCATCTATTGAAGATATTCGTCTGGTTGCCAAGTCACTAGAGCTTGACGCTAAAGATTGGCTGGAGAGGATGAAGGAGGCACGTGATGGCTTCAAGGCGGAAAGTGCTCTACTCCATTCTAATGATTCTAATAATAAATACTTCGTGATATGACCGTAATACAGAGACCTGCAACGCTGTGTTTTGCTGCTGACATGGCAGATTATATAATCGACTCCGATTCAACGATTACATTCGCAATCCAGTTGAATGGCAGTCTTATTCTATCAGAGCAGTATTCCCCGGACGGCGCAAATCAAATCCGCATAAGGAAGTTAGGGAGATTATGCCGATTAGCTTTGTGGGGGAGATTTTCAATCGGTGCCCAGGATAATGCAATGGGATCATTTACGTTTCTAATAAATGATGTTGCAGACAGCACCTCAACAGTCATATTTTCTAATGCCCATTCTAAATTCAAA